TTAATTTCTATATTTCTTAGGAGTGAATTTTTTCTTAGCTATTTCTCGTGCTAAAAGCATCGAACGTTCAAGTGAATCTTTTAATACCATCTTTGTGGCTTCGTCAAGTGGTTCGCCATCGAAAGCGGCAAAACCATTTTTGTCATCACCCAATCCATCTAACATTTTTTCTAATTGTTTAGCAATGTCTTTTTTGTCTTTTTCAGTTATTTGATAGTATTTCCGATCTGGTTGTTTTTTTTCGATAAGTTTATCTACATCGTACCCCATTAACCAAGCAGGGTTTATACCAAATTGTTTTGCTATAACTTCTATAGTAGTTAGTTTTGGTGCCATTTTACCACTACAATATCGGGATACGGTGGCTGCAGAAAGATTAATTCTTTCCGAAAGAGTATAAATTGTTTGGTTATTCTCAAGCATGATTTCTTTCAATCTGATAGGGAATATTTCTTTATTTAAAAGTTGCTTTTGTTCCATTTTGTAACAACCCCCTTTTTCGATTAGTATAAACAAGTTTGTTACAAAACGCAACAACAACAGAGGTGAAATTGACAAAAATGTTACGAAACGTATTGACAGTTGTTTTTTTTAAGGGTATTCTAGGGATGTGTTACGAAACGTAACAATAACTGCAATTTATTAGAAGAGAGAGGGGTGATTATATGAACAAAAGACGTAAATATCCAGAATTAAAAGCTTTAAAAGGAAAAATAAGAGAAGAAAATTCTAGTTATAGGAAATTGGCTGAGGCATTAGAGATAAGTACAACTACCTTGAATGATAAGATTAACGGTTACTCTGTGTTTGATACAGAAGAAGTAAATAAAATTGTGAATGAATTAAAAATAGAACCGAATGAGGTTATACGAATTTTTTTTCCTCGAATGTTGCGTTTCGTAACTAATGGTGTTGCTTAATGAGGTGTGGTTGATGGATGTCTATAGATGTGAACATGTCATGGATTTGTTTAGTGTGAAAGAGACGAAAGCGCGAGAAATTATTAAACAGCTTAACAATGAACTAAAAGAAAAAGGTTATATCACGGTAGCCGGACGAGTTCCAATAGAGTATTTTCACGAAAGAACAAAAATACCTAAAAATAATCATGAATTACGGTAAGCGGGTTAAGTGAAATTAATCTTGATGTTGTAGATACAGAGGAGGTGAATATAATGAAAAACGGTAAAAAGCCAACCAAGAAGGAAAAGATCCATATTGAGTCACACAATTTAAATTCTGATAATTGGTTAATCTTCAAAAAGTTAAGTAATGAAATGCATTTAGTACATCGTGATACAAATACAACAAAAGTAATTCCAAATGCATAAATAGGAGGAAAATAACATGGATAAATTAACGGTAGCAAATGAACTACATATTTTAGGTAAACAAAACATTGCGGGTTATCAATTCACTGGAATCGAGGGTGGATTCGGTGAAAGTAAGAAAGCAATGTTAGTAAAAGAAATTGCTGAAATTCATGGGCAACAAATTGGAGAAGTAAATCGTCGTATTAATGATAACCGAAATCGTTTTAAAGATACTGTAGATATTATTGATATTAGGGCTAATGGGTTTGAGCCATTAGGTCGATTGGCTGGATATACAAAACAATCATTTAATCAATCGAAGAACATCTACCTCCTCTCCGAACGAGGATACGCAAAGCTTTTAAAAATCCTTGAAGATGATACAGCATGGGAATTATACGATCAGTTTGTAGATGGATATTTCAATATGAGAGAACAGAAACAAATCCCTACAGACCCAATGAGTATTTTAAAACTAACATTTGATGCGTTAGAAGGACAAAAGCAAGAACTCCAGCACATCAAATCAGATGTCAAAGACTTACGAGAAAACGCACCATTATTCGCAGTAGAGTGCGATGAAATATCCAATGCAGTAAAACGTTATGGTGTTGTATTACTTGGTGGTAAGAATTCTAATGCTTATCAAGACCGTGGTTTGAGATCAAAAGTTTATAAAGACATCTATAGACAGTTGTATAGAGAGTTTGGAGTAACAAGTCATAAAGCGATTAAACGTGGTCATTTGGAGTTAGCATCAAAAATCGTTGAAGAATACACATTACCAATTGTATTAAGTGAAGAAATTACTTTTGTAAATTCACAAATAAATATGGCGGAAGTTCAGTAGGAGGAAAAGAAAATGAAAGAAACTAAATATTTTGTACTTCATAACAGAGGATATGGTTTAAACGCTTACGAGTGTGAATCAAAAATTGAAGCGAGTCGTATGATTAAGGGGTTAATAGAAGATGGTGAACCAGCATCTTCTATTATACTTACACAACAAGTTGCATTAAAAACAAAGATTCAAAGTGTAATAGTTGAGATTGATGACTAATCATACGCTAAGTTTATTCAGAAGGGGAAGTGATTTAGTGGAAGATACAACATCGTTAGTAGTATTCGCAATGTTTATCGCATGCAGTGCATTGTTGCTTTACATTACTTACGAACCAATAAAACGATGGGCATGGAGTGATGTTGAACAAAAGGAAAAGACCCAAGGCAATGGGTCCCTTTAGAAAAACACTTGATGTTAGTATACCACGGAAAGTAGGGAAATAGTACATGGATTTAATTGAATATCAAGTGCTATTACCTAATGAGTTTTGGGACTTAGCAAAAAGCAACGATGAATTAATGCAAATGATTGAACAGTATTTCAGTGTTGGTTATCCACATTATGAAATTCAAAGAATTATCAAAAGCGGACAAGCATATGTGGCGGTTTGTACAAGGAGGTAAATATTTATGTCAAACGTAGTAACTGAAATTGGTGGGTTAAATTTCAAAGGTAATGTGGTAGATCATGAATGGTTTAATTACATCACTTTTAGTAATGGTAAGCCTCACATTGTAGCGATTATGGTATTGAGTGAAATTGTTTATTGGTATCGTCCTACAGTTATTCGAGATGAAATAGATGGGAAAGTAACTTACAAGAAAAAATTTAAAGCGGACAAGTTGCAAAAAAATTATCAACAGTTAGCCGATACTTTTGGATTTACAAAATTACAAGTGAAAAGAGCATGTGATTTATTAACTGATATGCTACTTGTCAAAATCGAGTTTAGGACTATTAGCGCTGATGGGAAAATTTTGAATAACGTAATGTTTGTGGAACCTGTACCAACAGAAATAAGGAAAATTTCTAGTATGTATCAAGAGATAAAAGAAGACCCTGGTTACTTAGAAGTAAATAGGGTGGTTACTTCTAAATCAAGACCCTCTTCACTTACAAGTAAGGAGTCTCCTAACTTCAAAGTAAAGACAAATACAGAGATTACTACAAAGAGTACTACAGAGAATGTAAGTAGTAGTAGCATCTTCTCTTTCTACGAAAATAATTTCGGTATTTTAAATTCATTCATAGCCGAAAGTATTTCGCAATGGGTAAATGATACAAGCGAAGAACTTGTACAAGCAGCAATGGAACGTGCTTTGAAACAGCAGAAGAAATGGAATTATGCTGAGGGCATTTTAAAACAGTGGGTTAATAAAAATATTCGTACTTTAGCTGATGTTAATGCAGCAGAAATAGAGTTTAAAAACAAAGGTAAAAAAGGAGCGAAACGAAATGGCAACACCAATGAAAAAGCTGGCAGAATCCCTGGAATTGAAGGTGAATTACCATTCTGATCAATGTATGAATCACTCTTATGAAATAGGTGGACAAAAAATCATTAAGCCAGTTCAAATGATTGAATACAGAGGACAAGTTGTTTGCCCTAGATGCGTAGTTGAACAAAACAACAAAGTTTTAGAAGAACAGGCTAATGCTCACTATAAAAAAATTAACCGTTTGCAAAAATTTAACATGCTGGAAAAGGCTAGTGTTATTACAAATAAGAAAATTCCTCTTTCAAGATTATCTGATTACAGAACCGGGTGTGATGAAACGATTAGTCACAAGAAAGCTATAGAAGAAACTTTGGAGGATTTAAAGAACGGAGAAATTAGAAAAGTTGTATTTACAGGAAATCAAGGGACGGCAAAGAGTTTCTTAGCATACAGCATGCTTCATGAATTAAATCAATATTTCTGGGATATCAGTCAGGGAGAAGAAAACTATCATCTTATGAAAAGTTGTTTATATGTGGAATTAGAAGCAATAACAAGGATGATTATGGATTCTTTCGATGATAAGAGCAGTAAATATACACTTCAATATTTTGTTCAATTAATTGGCCAAGCTGATTTTGTAGTGTTGGATGATCTTGGGGCGGAAAGTGGTTCGACAGATTCAAATAGACAAGCTTCAGATTTCATCCAACGTCTTTTATATGCGGTATCAAATGCTAGACAAGGAATGAGTACCTTTACCACTACAAACTTTACTGGAAAACAACTTTTTAATAAATATGATGCTAAAACCGTTAGTCGCTTATTAGGTGATTCAAAGGTTTTGAAATTCACCACAGCGGATCAAAGACTTGCAAATTTAGGTTTCTAAGAAGGAGGAATAATCATGTGTGTATTATGTCGTGATAAAGGAATTATTCGTAAAGAAATTTATTCAGGTGTAACTCTAACGGAAGGTTGTAACTGTGAAGTAGCAAAGCAACAACAAGAAGAAAATGATAAGCGTTGGAAAGCGTACTTAATTAAATTTGAGGCAATGAAGCAAGATTTACAACTTAATCAGCAACAAAAAGTTAGCTAACAAGAAAAAGGGGGATTTCAGTCGTATGAAGCCTACGAAAGTTGAAATCGATGTTAATGATAATAAAATTTACGTGGTCAAAAATGGTGAAGTTACTCCGCTGAATCCTCCAGCAACAGGATTTGGTGAACAAATCATTACGTGGCAAAGTGGGAAGGTTGATCGCGTATCAACTACGTATACGGAAAAAATCAAATAACTGGAGATGCGATTATGAAGCAATTATCGATTGATGATGTAATAGGGAGTTTTTGCTACAACGCCATAAGCACCAGTGAAAAGTTTTTAAATCCAAGTTTTGAAGTGCATTTTTACGATAAAGAAGAACGACAAAAAATGGATTGTTTTGATGCTAAAACTGAAGTGGAAGCTTGGAATGCAGCGTTAGAAGAGCACGGCAAGTGTATTCAGAAGATTAGGATAACTCATTCAAATCGTACTAGGACAGAATTTTTGGCACTCGATTAGGAGGGAGAATGGTGGCGGCTTTAAATCGATGGTTAACCGATGAAGAATATGCAAGGGCTTTATCTAATGGAATTAGTAGGAAAACGTTACATTATCGTGTTTATGAAGCGGATTGGGATTTAGAAGAAGCATTAACAGCACCGCCAGGAAGCGTAAGACATAACAAGTTTGAGGGAGTGCACACGAAATGGCGTAGAATCGCTGAGGCGAATGGGATAAACGCAGCTACATTTTACAGTAGATTAAATAGCGGTTGGGGATATCAAGAGGCCTCTACGAAACCAGCTATAAAAAGAAAAGGTTTGGGAAAAGTGTGGTTAGAACGAGCTAAGCCCAATGGAATTGGCTATAGCACGTTTATGACAAGAGTAATCACTAGAAAATGGGATATAGAAAAGGCTGTAACAACACCAGTAATTAGAACTGGAAAAAATGCCTCAGTACGATTCGAGAAATCGATTGTGAGAAACTGAAGGAATTAGAAAAGGAGCTGGAGATAATGAAGGAAGTAATCAAGGAATATATAAATCAATTGCAACAATCAGCGATGGAAAACAGAAAGGAATCAGACAAAGCGTATGAAGTTGGAGATTTAGGTTTATCAGGTTACTATCGTGGTCAATGGATTGCGAATGAGGGAACAGCAATTGCATTAGAGACTATCTTAAATCAACACAGAGGGAAAAGTGTGGATTCAGATCTATTAAAGTAAGACCAAATTTGAATTTTGTTAAGAAATGAGGAATCGTAGTGAAAATGGTACGTAGACGTGCGGTTATTCGTTTAGAAAAGCAACGAAAAAGCGAAGATAGATTCAGTGTGATTAGATGGGAAGTACACATAAATTTAGGTAAACGTAATTATAAGACTAAAGATATATTAGGTGCGTATCAAGATATGCAAGCCACCATGAACAAAGTGGAAAGCATAATGATGGATTAGTTTTATAACAAAAGCGTTATTTGAATAAAAAACAAAGGGGAGGAATTAGAGGTGGAAGCGTTAGACTTAGGCGGACTTAAAAGCAATTGGAGAGCATTTAAAGAATTACTGGAAAGTAAACACCAAGATTATTTAACGGAGTATTACTTTGTCTTTAGAGAAGATGATTGTGGGGATGAAGCATATGCATTCACGAGTCATACTGATTTAGATGAATGGTTATCTAAAAAGTTTTGGGAATGGGAGCGTTATGATACTAGGAATATTGAAGAATCAATGAATGACATATTTGTATGGAAACTAATTTCTGAAAGTGATTTTAAACGTTTAAGTTCTTTATATAAGGGTGCAAGAAAAACGGGAATTGAGATCGATGGGGAAAGATACTACCGAAAGTTGATACCAGTGAGTGTAGAACCTACAGTAGTTGTTTCAACTAATTTTTATTAAAAAGGATCGAAAAGGGGAACGGAAATGAAACCTACATTTGAAATGATAAAGAATGAACATGGTGGGGTTGAGATGACTTATACAACGAGTGGAGGGAAGCAATCTTCCACTTACTTCCCTGGTCCTCCAGAAGATATAGATCATGTTTGCTTGGACTATATGAAAGGTCGCTTTGCAAACGTTAGAACGTTGAAGCAAGTAGAATTTATAAAACGAAAATATAAAGAAGCTTATCAAACAGTATTCGGTGCAATGGAAGAATTAAAAGCAGGTGACAAGGTAGTGATGCACACTTGCTTAGAAGCGAAGCGTTATGAGGGAAAAGTTTGGACTTGTAGAACAGATCAATTTAAAGCAAATAGTGGTTCGCAAGTGGTGTTTTTAGAAGGATTTAGTGGTTACTTCTCAGTTAAGTATTTGCAGCGTATTAGCTTGTTAGAAAACTAAACAAAATAGTTATTTGAATAGAAAGGGAGAAAATATGGAACCTTCAATAGAATCAATTAAGGCTAAATGTGACGAAGCTGTTGAAAATGCATTTACTAGTAACCCTTTAGTGATGTTAGAAGTAGATACAATTTATTGGTTAATTGAAAAGGCACAAGAAAAAGGAGAATAAGATATGGAATTTTATAAAATGTCTTTTGGCGGAGATCAGGATATAAAAGTTATCCTGGCCAATAGCAAATATGAAGCTGCAGGATATTATTTAATGCATTGTCATAATGGATGCGGATATATGGATGACGTGGTGTTAGAAACAATGCATCCAGATGAAAAAATTGAAGTTTCTTGTGTCGGATTTCCAGTATATCAAACATTAGAAGAATTATATAAAGAGAAAGAATTTGGTGATACACCATGCGTTATTGTCGGATTAGCAAATTAGAAAACTAAACAAAATTCTTATTTTGGAGGGAAACGGAATGGAAATAAAAGTGAATGAGCAAGCTCAACGTTTTTATCTAGCATTTGATGAATGGGTACCTGCAGTTGGTCATGAAATTAAAGTGGGAAAATATCGTTTTTGTGCTATTCCATTAAGTAAATCTATTAATATTTCAGAAGTAACATCTGGTGTACATGCTATGAGCATTCCGATTGATTTTAGGATTTGGATGGCAACAAGTACTAAGGAAGATACAATGAGGTTTTTAGAAAAAGCAGGTGAAGGTTTAAAGCGAATCCTTAAAAGACAAAGTAATTTAGATGAATTACTTAAAAAAAATAAAAAGATAGCATTTGATCGTTTGGGAGAAATGCCACCAATTGAAGATGTTGATACGGATTGGATAACTGCTGAGATTAGTGATGTGACTCATTAAGTAATACAAAATCTTTATTTGAGAGGGGAACGAAATCGTGAAATATGATAAACAAGAATGTCCGAAATGTAGCAAGCCAGTTAAAACTTTATATAGACCATCAATGAGTCATAAAGGCCCAAATCTTTGCTATTGGTGTAATAAGAAACGTGTTAAAGAAGAAAAAGCAATGAGCGCACAAAAATAATACAAAATCTCTATTTGAAAAACGAACAAAAAGCACTACTGGATCCAGTGATAGTTCGTGATTTAATACAAAATCGTTATTTGAAAGGAAGAATGAGGGATGGATTTACAAAAGTTGCAAGAACTGAATGATCTTAGACTCACAATAGAAATGTACAACGATTTAATGGATAAATACGATGATGAAGATTTCGTTTTAGAAAACTTAGATAACATTTTAAATGTTTTTCATTCAGTGCCACGTCTGGTTGAAGAAATTACATTATTACGGGAAGAGAATCAGCAATTGCAGTATGAGTTAAAAGAAGAAAGAATTTGAACAAAAACGCTATTTTAGTATAAAATATTTAAAAAGAAGGACCCACATTAAGGGGGTGGGTCCTTTTAACAAAGCTAAGCATATAGAGATTAACTATATATTACTAAAAACGGATTGGGATTTCTATGTGTTAATTGTTGAGAAATAATTAATAAAAATTTCATTTTGTAGAAAAGGAGAATGGATATGGTCATAGATCCACCAGAACCATACAAGCATAAAAATGGCACGGTTGTTCATTTAATGGAGGTTAATCCGAATGATTGGTACTGTTGGGCTAAATTTCCCGACGGTTACATCAAACCGGTATCAGAAGATGTTTTCTTTAGAGATTTTGAACCATTAAAAAGAGCAGCTAGCAAAAGCTAACTGTTCGGCTGGTTCTCCAAGGGGGAACAAGGAGAAAGTAACTTAATGGGTTGTCTACAGTATTGACGGAATATTGAGTTTTATTCAAGGGAGGAAGAAGAAATGAGTAAAGAACAAATATTAAAAAAAGAAATAATTAAATGGGTGAAAACTATGAATAGTGATGACCCAGAACAATTTAATTCATGTGTAATGGAATTGGAAGATATGTTGTTAGGATATATTGAGAAAAATATGGAGGTAGAGGGAAATGAGAGCAAGATATTTTGAGTATATGGTTTCTTATACTTTTGGAAGTTATAAAGGAAACGGAAATGGGAGCATAATTTTAAAGTTTAATAGAAGGATAAATGGGCGCATGTTAAAAAAAGCAAAAGATCACATAGAAATGAACAATAAATTTCAAAACGTTGTTATACAAAATTATAAATTATTAAGGGAATGTAGAAGTTAAAACCAAACAAAATAATCCTTTGAATAGAAAGTGAGGTTGGGAAAATGGGAATGAGTGTAGAAGGTGTGAAATTCTATTTAGAAACACCCGATGGAGAAAGCGTGGAAATAAAGGGTGGTGTTGATTGGGCGGATACTTCTCCTGGTGAAACAGGTAATTATGATTTTGACTTTACTAAAGAAATAAGTGTGCCGTGCACTTTTGAAGAACCGCAAAATATAAAAGATCTGCAAGATATAGGTTTTACACCACCACAAGCATGGAATATTCATTTGCACAAAGGTGAGAGTTGGAAAGAAAACTCAAAAGCAAGTCTTTTAAAGTAAATTAAAAATCAATATTGTCCGGCTAGAAAACTAGAGGACACCAATTCATTAAAGCAGCAATTAAAGCTGTTTTAGGAATAGGTGTCCTTTTTATTTTGAAAAGGGAGATGGGGAAATGAAGGTGTTAAAGGATCAGCTACGTGAATGGAAAAAGCAATCGAATCAAGCAAAGAAGAAAAAGAAGAAAAAACGAAAAGAGAAATTAAGTACTCGTGAAATTGAGGATTTAATGGGGATGCATAGACCTTGCTATGAACGAAGACGTGGAGCAATAAGACAAAAGTAATTTAAAAATAAAAAGGAGTGGTCTTACATGACTAAACAATTATCTTTCTTACCAAAAATCGATAGAACAGCGACACAAGAGGAATTAGAAGGTGTGTTGGAAAGCGTACGTATACATAGACAATTTGGGATGATGCGTAAAGAAATGAAAGTCACTCCTTCTTATGAAATACGTGAGCATGGTCCTACACATACAGTTGGAAAACCATTAGAAGATGTTGCTTTAGCAAATATTCAACAAAGTAAACGAGAAGAGTGGCTTGAAAGAATGTCAGTACGTATCGATCAGTTTCTAAATCGATTAGGAAATGGACGTGCTGGAAGTATCCAAAGAGATATTATTTATAAACGTTATTTAGAAGAAGAGGACGTATGTGATTACATGGTTTATAACGAAATAGGGATGTCAGAGCGTACTTATCGCCGTTGGAAATCTAAAGCATTTTATAAGCTTGCTTTTGCACTTGGATTAGAAGTTTATGAGACAGAAGAGACTGGAGGTAATGAATAATGAATTTTGTTCAGCCGATACGTGATCCAGAAGAAATACAGCAGCTAAAAGAATATTTTAAAGAAAAGAGCTTACGTAATTACATTCTCTTCATTATGGGAATCAATACAGGCCTGAGAATCTCAGACATTTTGAAATTGAAGGTTGGAGATGTCAAAGGTAGTCATATATCTATGAGAGAAAAGAAAACAGGGAAACAGAAACGAATACAAATTACTGCAGCACTGAAAAGAGAACTTAAATGGTTTATTGAAGAAAGAGAAGATAATGAGTATTTATTACAAAGTAGACAAGGGAAGAATCGTCCTATCGGGCGTAGCATGGCATATAAGATATTAAGTGGAGCAGCGGCAGAGTTTGGATTAGATGAAATAGGAACACATACACTGAGAAAGACGTATGGGTATCATATGTACATGCAAACAAAAAACATAGCATTACTCATGGAGATATTCAATCATTCGTCAGAGAAGGTCACGTTACGTTATATAGGCGTAAACCAAGATGCAATGGATAAAGCAATGACTAGGTTTAAAATCTAAGCATTGCTTTTTCTTTTTAAATCTATACAGTTACTCATAAATTTCGTACTGTGTAACTCAAAAGGGAAAGTTTAATTAAGTCAATAATATCAAGGGATTTGGCGAAGGGGTCAGTTACACACAATACAAGATATGGGTAACTCATTGGAGAAAGAACAGGGGAGATAAGCGGTTGCCAAAAACCACTGATTTGGGCAAAACAGTTGCAAAGAATAAGTGAGGATATTGATAAGAAAAAATAAGTGGCAGAGTCGTGACCGCTTTTTGGCAGGATATGTACCGGTTGTTTTGGAAATACCGTGTTATATTTGTATTGTGAGAAGTGGCGGAAAACACAACTCACTATGTTGTTTCTAAATTTCTAAACGATTCGTAATGATGGCACATAAAATCCGAAACCAGCAGATGGTACTGATTGAGTGATACCGTTATTAAGGAGAGCTTTTGCTCTTCTTTGAGCTAACAACATCCTAGGTAGACGGAATGAGGAGACCTGATAAGTCGGACAAGAGTTTCTGTCGTGGTTGTTAGTTGAGAGAAGAATAAAACTTCATTTACCGTATGCGAATTTATTGTAAATAATAACGTTCTCTATACATTTGAAATTATATATCGATAAAAGGATGTTGTGTTTATTTGTCGAAATATAGAATGATGGGAAGGGGGTGTGTAAGTATGGCTAGAACATTACATACAAAAGTTATTATGGACAGTGGTAAAGAATATGACCTTGATGTTCATCCAGAAGACTTTATGAGTCGTATCTCAAATGAAAAAGGGGAATTGTATAAGGGATTTGTTCATTTTTTTAACCTTTCAATAAATCCTCTACATGTATCTTCAATTGAGACCGTAGAAGTGAAAGTTGATGGAAGTTCAGGAGTTACTGCAAAGTATGTGCTTGAACCATTTGTTACAGGGATTAAAAGAGATTAGGGAATAGTTAATATCTGAACAGTCGCTATCGATATAGATAGCGGCTTTTTATTTTGGAGGAGGATGAAGGGTGGATAAACATTACGTAGAGCGGAATCTATAGATTCTATTAAATGTCGAGCAATTAAGGAGTGAGGATAGATGTGTAATGTTTCTAGATGTTGTTTAGCTTGTGACTATCAAATTAAAACTTATCAAGCGCCAGAAGATGAATATCAAGAAGTAACTGTTTGTCCGAAATGTAATGGTGCGTTTGTAGATATGTTTAAGTTAGAGAAGTACAAACAATCTAACGAGACTGTAGAACCTTTATTAACAATTACATTAACAGATATAGATGCTAAACCTATAGTTCATTACAAAGGTAAACAGATAGATAGAAAGTTACGTGTTGCATTTGATTGGGAATCACAATCGATTGATAGGATTAATCGGACATACATTCATATTGAACATGTACCAGCTGATAATAAGCAATTCAATACTGAAGTTATTCAGCACAATCATCCTATTGTGGAAGACCAAGTGGAGCTTTATCGGTTATGAAAGAATACAAAACCAAACAACAGAAGCGTAAGTTCTATGACAGTGGTGAGTGGAAGAGTATACGAGAGCAAGTAAAGAAGAGAGACAACTATGAGTGCCAAGAGTGTAAACGTAACGGTCGAGTACAAACAGATACCAATGAGTACAGTGAGAGTGCAAAGCGTAAGAAGATACAGCTCGTCGTCCATCATAAAAAAGAACTAGAACATCATCCAGAACTCGCATTGGAAATAGACAATCTTGAAACAGTCTGTGTGGATTGCCATAATAAAGAACACGGTAGAACATTCGAAAAGAAACCGAATAAATGGGAAAACGATGAAAAGTGGTAAAACTGATTCAGAAACAATCCCCCCCTTAAAATATTTCAATCTTTTTCGGGGAACGAGGCACCGGGGAGGGGGTCGATTTTTCAAATTTAGAACCAAATTCGCGCGTTATATTAAATTGGAAAACGATGTAAATCAGAAGGGAGGGATATTGTGGCTAGAGTGAAGCGTGAAACAATGAGAAAAAGGATTGAAAAGGATCTAACAAATCAATTAAAAGAAAAAAAGATTGTAGGTAATCATTATACTGACTTAATTCAAGACTATTTATCGTTGTGGGATTTAAAGTGTGTTCTTGTTGATGATATTGAAGAAACAGGAATAAAAGTATCTGGCATGCATGGTCCGAAATCCAATCCTTCTATTAATGATTTACATAAAACAAATGATCGAATGATAAAGATTTTAGATGCACTTGGATTAGAAGCATCGGCAGAAGAAAAGAAAGTTCCTTCAAAACCTGTGCGCTCAGTTAAAGATTTAACATGATTCAAAATAATTATGTCACTGAATATATTGAGATGTATCGCGCAGGGAAAATTAAGCTGAATAAAGAGCGCATAATGCTAATTGAGTACCTGGAGAAATACATTTTAATACGCGATGATTTGTATTTCGATAATGAAATGCATGAGGACTATATAAAATTCACTGAGAAATGGTACTTTGAATTGCAAGCATTTCAAAAGTTCCTAACAGCATTCGTTTTTCTTTTCTATAAAGAAGATGATTCTGTTTTTTACGAGCAATTTTTAATTATGATGGCTCGTGGTGGTGGTAAAAACGGTTTAATTTCATCATTATGCCATTTCTTTATTAGTCCGCTGCACGGAATAGATCGATACAATGTTTCAATTGTGGCGAACAACGAGAAACAGGCCAAAGTTTCTTTTCGTGAAGTCTATGATGCTATTAAAGGAAAAGAAATACTAGAAGATATGTTTTATCGAACCAAGGTAGAGATACTGAGTAACGATACGCAAAGCATTATTCAATATCATACATCTAATGCTGGTTCTAAGGATGGACTTCGTGACGGTTGTGTTATTTACGATGAAATACATCGATATGAAAACTTTGATGTAGTAAATGTATTCTCTAGTGGACTTGGAAAAGTGCCAAATGCTAGAGAATTTTTTATTGGTACAGATGGCTTTGTCCGCGATGGATTCCTGGACAAAACAAAAGAGCGGGCGATGAATATTCTAAAGGGGAAAGATTTAGAAGATCCATTATTCCCTTTCATTTGCAAGATAGATAATCCAGAAGAAATTGATAATCCTGATGTATGGGAAAAAGCGAATCCGATGTTTAGCGAGCCGAGAAGTTCTTATGCTAAACAATTATTTAAAAAGGTATTAACTCAATATAAACAATTAGAAAATAATCCTTCAAACCGTGAAGAATTCATAACAAAACGTATGAATTATCCTGAAACAGATTTAACAAAGTCTGTAGCTTCATGGGAAGAAATCATGCGTACTGGTTTTGAAGAAGATGGGGAAACGCTCAGAGAGGTTCCAGATTTAAAACATAAAGTAGCTGTAGGCGGACTCGACTTCGCCAGCATTAAAGACTTTGCTGCGGTTGGTCTACTCTTTAAACATGGTGAAGATTATATATGGAAAGGTCATTCATTTGTACGTAAAGGATTTTTGGACAAGGTGAAATTAAAAGCACCTATATATGAATGGGCTGAAAATGGCTTACTAACTATTGTGGATGAACCAGTTATTAATATCTCTCACATTGTAGATTGGTTTGTAAAAATGCGTGAGTTATACGGTGTTAATACGATTGTAGCCGATACATTCCGCCTTGATCTTGTCAAAACGGCACTTGAAGCTGAAGGATTTATATTGTTGTATATCCGTAATCCAAAGGCAATACATTCTCTTTTAGCACCAAGAGTTGAAACGTTGTTTGCAAACAATCGCATTATTTTTGGAGATAATCCATTGATGCGTTGGTACACTAACAACGTCTACGTCCACATCAAAAAAGACGGCAACAAAGAGTATCTGAAAAAAGATGAATTTAAGCGTAAAACAGATGGATTTCAAGCTTTTATTCATGCGCTATGGCAAGCGGATAACATTCTTGTGGATGAATTCGACTTTATGCTAGATGGTATTAAATTCTAATAAAGGGGGTGATAATCATTGGATGGCTAGATGCAGTATTTAAAAGAAATAGTGAAGTAGGATTTATGTTTGATGTGGAAATGTTTATTGAGAAAGCCAATAGAGTACACATGAAGCGACTGGCGATTGATACCTGTATATCCTTTTTAGGGAGAACAATTAGTCAGTCAGAATTTAGAGTGAAAAATGGTGAAGAATTTGAAAAGGATGAGCTTTACTATCGATTAAATGTCAGACCGAATAAGAATATGACAGCAAGTACCTTTTGGGAGAGTTTCATTTACAAACTTATTTATGATAATGAAGCTTTGATTATACAAGCGGATGATGGTGATTTACTTATTGCTGATGACTTTGAACATAATGAATATGCTGTGTTTGAAGATACTTTTACAAATGTCACCGTAAAAGATTATCAGTTTAAGCGAAGTTTTAAGCAAAGTGAAGTCATTCATTTAAGATACAGGAATGATAAGTTATCACCTCTTATCGATGGTTTGTTTACTGATTATGGTGATTTATTCGGTAGAATATTAAGTTCTCAAAAACGTAAGAATCAAATTCGCGGAACAGTTGATATGGATATGCTTGCTGCAAAGAGTGAAAAACATCAAGCCAAACTGCAAGAATTCATTGATAACATGTATAAAGCAATTGGAGAAAAAGACGTTGCTCTTATTCCACAACAACCAGGTTTTAAGTATGCTGAAACATCTGGCGGAGGGAATTCTGGTCAGAGTGTGGAGGAAATCAATAAAGTAACGAATGGCTTCTTAAATCAAGTAGCAATGGCTTTTGGTATTCCAACTGCTTTGATATATGGCGAGATGGCTGATGTGGAGAAGCAAACGAAAAATTATATGCTTTTCACAGTGAAACCTTTATTAAAAAAGATTTCTGATGAAGCAAACGTTAAATTTTTTGAAGAAGAAGAGTATCTTTCAGGTCAAAAAATTGAAGTTAAAGCTGTTTCTTATCAAAGTATATTTGATCTTGCGACAAGCATCGATAAACTCATTTCTTCAAGTGCATTTACAGGGAATGAGATTCGATTAGAAGTAGGATATGAAGTTTCTGATGATCCTAACTTAAATACACATCATATTACGAAAAACTATACGAAACTAACTGAATCTGAAGGAGGTGAGAATACAAATGACGGTGAAAATTGACGTTAAAGGACCAATTATTTCGAATGATGAAGCTTGGATTTATGATTGGTTTGAAATGGATGCTACAAGCCCAGGTAAGATTACAAAACAACTGGATAACGCAAATAGTGAGGATTTAATTGTATCAATCAATAGTCCTGGTGGTTATGTAGATGAGGGTTCGGAAATTTACACAGCATTAAAAAATTATCCTGGTCATGTAGAAGTTCAAATTGTTGGTTTGGCAGCAAGTGCAGCTTCTGTAATTGCGATGGCTGGTGATAAAGTTCGAATTTCTCCAACAGCAAAAATCATGATTCACAACGCTGCTAAGTGGCATGGTGGAGATCATCGTGACATGGAAAAGGCAGCCGAGATGTTAAAAATAACAGATCGAGCTATTGTAAATGCCTATGTCATTAAAAGTGGTAAATCTGAGGAAGAACTACTTAACATGATGGCTGAAGAAACTTGGATGGGTCCGCAACAAGCATTAGAAAACAATTTCGCGGATGAAATCATGTTTATGGAGAATCCAGTTAAAATGACAGCTTCAACGGCTACTGCTGCCATGCTTCCGCAGAAAGTAATCGATGGCTTTAGAAATGGAACCATGAACAAAGGCCAAGGAATTACAAAAGAAGATTTAAATGCAGCATTATCAGGATTAAAAAATGAAATCCTGAATGATTTACAAAACAATATAGAAGAACAACCAAAGGAGCCGAATCCTAAACCTGTAAAAAACAGTGGGATTAAAGGGCTCCTTTTAAAATTATAAAAAAACGGAGGAAACACACAATGGTAATTAAATTTAATAAATCTGAAGCATTTACTAAGGCAAAAGCAAAGTTGACGGACACTTTAACTAACGCAGAAAGTACAGAACAAGAACAAACGTCAGCGTTTGAAGGTTTCTTTGATGCACTACAAACAGATGTAGCAAATACGGTCCGTGAACAAGTAAATAACGATATGCTTGATCGTTCAATTTTACAGCAACGTGGTCAAAATGTTTTAACTTCAGCAGAAACAAAATTCTTCAATGCAGTTGTTAAAGAAGGTGGATTTACAGATGGCTCAATCCTTCCTGTAACGACTCAAGAGCGTGTGTTTGAAGATTTAGTTACAGAACATCCCTTATTAGCTGAAATTGGTTTGCAAGATTTAGGAGCAGTTACGAAGTTTATTTACTCTGATGCAACGAAGGCGTATGTATGGGGCGAATTATTCGGGGAAATCCGTGGGCAAATTGATGCTATCTTCAAACAAGAAAAAATTGGTCAACTTAAATTAACTGCATTTGCAGCAATTCCAAATGATATGAAGGAACTTGGCCCGGAATGGATTGAACGTTATGTTCGAACTGTTTTAGTAGAAACATATTCAGTCGGTCTAGAATTTGGCTTTATTAATGGTGGCGGATCTGTAGCACATCAACCAGTTGGTTTAATGAAAGATGTAAATCCAGAAACAGGCGCTGTTACTGATAAAAAATCTTCTGGTAAACTAACATTTGCTCCGTCTGATAAAGGGGTAATTGTAGCAGGCGAACTTTATGAAGTAGTAAAAGCTTTATCTGTTGATGCAAAAGGGAAATCCAGAAAAGTATTAAATAAAATTGTAATGGTAGTTAACCCGATTGATGCGATTGGCGTACAAGCACGTAATACAATCCAGACCGCAACAGGTCAATGGGTAATGGCATTGCCTTATAACATTAAACCTGTCGAGTGTGAGGAAGTTCCTGTTGGTAAAGCATTATTCTTTGTAAAAGGACAATATATTGCTGCAATCGCAGGTGGATACAAGCTAAAAGAATTTGATCAAACATTAGCTTTCGAAGATGCTACCCTTTATACAATTAAACAATTTGCTAATGGGAAACCGAAAGATAATAAAGCGGCTCTTGTTTACGATTTAGAAATTTCATTTACACCACCTGCAGAAACAAAAACTAAATAAAGGGTGAAGTAAATGAGAAACGCAACAATTTCAGATGAAATATTGCAAGATTTTAAAGAAAGGATGCGTTTAGGTGATGAAGAAGACCATAACCTAAGACGTATCCTTTTTACATCTAATAAGGCTTTACTAAGAGTTTGCGGTGACTATGAAATTACCAATGATGAAGAGTTCAAAGAATTAGTCTTTGAACGTTCTCGTTATGTTTATAACGATGCCTTAGAGTATTTTGATAAGAATTTTTTAAGCCAAATTAATAGTTTGAGCATTGATAAAGCCTTAGAAGAAATTAAGTTAGACGGTGATTAATATGCAGCCCTTTAAATATAAGCGGCCGTTAAATGCCGCAAAATTAAACAAATGTATCATACTAGAGCGAAAAATATCAGAAACAAAAGATGAAGAAGGAAATGTTCATCCGTCTAAATGGCTAGAGTTCGTAAAAGTATGGGCAGAACCTAAAACACCATTTGGTACAGGCTTTAGATCAGAAATATTTCAAGGAAATGCAGAGTTTGTTATTAAACTAATAAACTTTACAATTCGATATCGAGAAGGTATTAATTCAGCAATGCGTGTAAGGTATGATGGGAAGTTATACGAGATTAAGTCAGTTATTGATATCGACGAACAACATAAGGAAATGTGCCTTATTTGTGAGGAGCGATCAAATTGGCAGAATTAGAAGTTTTCGGAATAGAAGAATGGATTAGGGATTTGGAACAGTTAGGACAAGATGTTCCCCAGATCACAAAGCAATCATTACAAGCTGGAGCAAAGGTATTCAAAAAGAACTTAGAAAGAAATTCTCCTGTGGGTCCGGAGGTGCAAAAACCAACTCCAAAACAATCATGGCGAGATGGAAAACACGCTAAGGATGCTATTAATATAGGGAAAGTTGTGAAAAAAGGTAGTTCCTATTCAATTGAAATTGGATGGGACAAAGCAGATAATTCTCCGCATTATTATATGAAATTTCAAAACTGGGGAACAAGTAAAAATCCAAACCCACCACACAAAGGGTTTGCTGAGAAAACTTTAATCCAAAGTGAAAAAGAAGCCCTAAAAGAAATGGAAAGGGAATTTATGCGGAGGATTACAGGCCGATGAAAAATTTGAATAAGGAAATATTTGATGTTTTACGTACAGATGTAGTTATTAAATCTGAGTTAGGTGGAGAATTTATATATCAATTTGTTAAAGGAAATGACAAAACAGATATATGGATTACATTTTCAGAGTTAAATAGTTCTCCTGGGCTATATGCAGAGAATGAGGAAAAAACCACTAACGTTATGTATCAGGTTGATATATGGTCAATGGCACCAATCAAAACGCAATTAAAAAGTGCAGTTCAGGCAGCTATGAAAAAGCTGTCTTTTCAGCGTTTAAGCACTTATCCAGATTATGAAATGGATACAAAAATTTATCGATATGGTTTTCGTTTTGTAACGGAAATTATTAATTAAGGAGGAAAATGAAATATGGCAATGACAATAGATTTTAGAGATTTACATTATGCGGTTTTAACTGAAACATCAGATGGTAAATTTAATTATTCTACACCAAAACGAATCGGTAAAACAGTTAGTGGTAAAGCGTCACCTAAAGCGGAATCAGTAACTTTTTATGCTGAAGGTGGACCAGCAGCAACAGCTAGTGCATTTGGCGGTACAGAAATTGAATTAGAAGTTGATACATTACCTTTATCCGTTTATGCCGAATTGTTAGGTAAAAAGGTTGTAAAAGGTCAAGTTGTAGATAATACAAGTGATGTTCCTCCTTATGTAGCATTGCTATATCGTTTACCATACGACAACGGAAAAAATCTATATGTATGTTATTACAAAATGAAGTTTGAGCTTCCAAGTGATGAACATAAAACAGCAGAAGATAAACCAACATTCCAAAGCGCAAAAATTAAAGGTAAGGCAATTCAACGTTCGGACGGTAATTGGAGACATCGATTAGATGAAGAGGAAGAAGGACACGATGCAGCAGTTGCGGCAAAGTGGTTTAAAGAAGTACCAGCTCCACCAATAGAAACAGCCCCACCAAGTGGGAAGTAATTAAGAAAAGGGATGGCGAAATGCCATCCTTATTTTTATTAAGGAGGAAACAGATGATGAAAATCACATTACAAAATACAGAAGGTAAAAAAGATTTTTATTTACCACAATTTATCCCAGGTTCAGCTACTTTTGAAGCTTCAACATTAGCTGATGAATTACAAGCGGACTTAGTACCAAAAGAAACAATTGAAAGAGCTGCTAATTTTGTTGCCAGTGTGTACGGAAATCAATTTACAGCACAGGAATTTGTGGATGGCACTCATGTATGGTTTTTAAGTCTTACAATTCATTCTGTTTGTTTAACAATTATGGGGCGCCTAAATGATGCGATTAAGGTAATGGAAACGGTAGAAGATGCGAAAAAAAAGTTAATGGCACAACTAGAAATGAAACCGACGGAGGAAAAATCAAATATAGCGACGCTGTAATTGATATTTATAACATATTGATGGATGCAGGTATGACACAAAATCAAATCAATGAAATGGATATTGCGTTTTACTTTACCTGTTTAGCGAGAAAACAAAAAGCAAATCGAGTGACAACAGCAGATAAAGTACCAATGTGGTTGTAAAGGTAGGTGAGAATTTGAATGGCACTAGGAGATAATACAATTGGTGGTCGTGTCCGTTTGGATACAGATCAATTCGAAAATGGGATTGCAGGCATTAATAGAAGTCTGAAAAGAATAGACGCTGAATTTCGTAACACGTCTGAGCAGTTACGTGGAGTTGGTTCAGAGATGGATCAACTGGAGAATAAGGCAAACCATTTAAATCAAAAAATAGAAGCTCAGACGCAAAAAATGAAGCATTATGAGCAAGCTTTGAGAACTTCACAACAAAAACAACAAGAAATGCGTCAAAAATGTGAGCAATTGGCTACATCTATGCAACAATTAGAACAAGAGATACAGCAAAGTACTCAGGCATACGGGAAAAATGCTCAAGAAACAAAAGATTTGCAAGCTCAATATAATCAATTACAGCAAGAATACAAACAAGGCACACAAGCTTTACAAAGATTAACAGCTCAAGTTTCTAGAAATGATACAGCATTTAATAATGCTTCAGCAGCTTTACATCGATATCGTAATGAGCTAGGTGATACAGAAGAAAGAATAGAGCGATTGGGTAATGTTTCTGGAAGATTACGCGAGCGTATGAACGAAGTTGGAAACAGTATGCAAGAAACTGGTACGAAAGTGAGCCAGGGGTTTGGTGCAGCAGCAGTTGGCGTGGCGGCTGGAGTTGGAGCTTTAGTTGTAAATGCAAGTCAATTTGAAGAAGCGAACAAGAAGGTACAATCTGGTTTAGGATTAACAAGGGAAGAAAGTTTAAAGGTTAGTGCTGTAGCCAAAGAAGTATGGCGCGAAGGCTATGGGGAAGATTTAGCTAGTGTCAGTGATTCTTTAGTTAAAGTAAAGCGCAATATTAAGGATATTAATGATGATGATACTTTAAAACAAGTAACTCGTGATAGTGAAATCTTAGCAGAAACAATGGAATCAGATGTAAACGAGGTAACTCGTGGTGCAGCCCAATTAATGGGACGCTTTGGTTTATCTGGCCAACAAGCATTTGATTTATTAGCACAAGGTTCTGTAAAGGGTTTAAACTACTCAAATGAGCTATTTGATAATTTAAGTGAGTATGGTCCTTTGTTCCATGAAATGGGGTTTAGTGCAGATGGAATGTTCACAATTCTCATTAATGGTTCGAAAAATGGCGCATATAACTTGGATTATGTGAATGACGTTGTAAAAGAATTTGGTATCCGTGTAAAAGATGGTAGTAAGTCCACAACAGAAGCAATGGGTCAAATGAGTAAAGAAACGCAAAAAGTTTGGAAAGCGATGCTAGAAGGAAAAGCGACTTCCAAAGATGTTTTTAATGCTGTTTTAAATGAATTACGAACAACGGATGATCAAATTAAAGTGAATCAGTTAGGCGTTGCACTTTTCGGCGTGAAATGGGAAGACCTTGAAGCTACTACTATGTTATCACTAAATAATATGGAAACAGGTCTTGGAAACTACAGTGGCGCAATGAACAAAATGGTCGATGGTTACGATACAAGCGCTAAGCAATGGAAATCTGTAACAAGAGAACTACAAATTGCTCTAGAACCACTTGGTAAGGTGATTTTAGATATCGCTAAACAAGCGATTCCTGAATTGAAAGAATCTGTGAAGGGTGTCGCTGATTGGTTCAACGGATTAGATGATAGCTCTAAAAAAGTATATGGGACAGCATTATTACTAGCCCCGGCAGTTATGGGGGTAGTTAGTGCACTTGGGTTCCTTTCTTTTGGTATTGGTGCAATTATAGCAAATCCAATTGTCGCAACAATTGGTGGAGTTGTAATTGGACTTGGTGCATTAGGTTTTGCTTTCGTAGATGCTGGGAAAAAGGCACAAAAAGCAGAAGAGGACAGTAGGCGCTTTGGTGATGGTGTAAGTGAAGGTACGAAAAAAGCTCTTGAAGGGTATGTGAATTTAAAAGAGCAGGCTTTTAAAACATTAGATGAAATACCAACAATGACAGGTGAAAAGGCTAAAGAGGCTGTACAACGAGCACATGACGAATTTGGTAAGTTAGCAGATGAAGCGATTCAAGCAATAAATAAAGATAAAGGGAAATTCCAAGCGCATTTAGAAAGTTGGTTTGCCGGAGAATCTGATTCAGCAGTCCTACGTGCAAAGGACAAAATTTTGAATGATCAAATGGAAGTGTATAAAGCACAAGAGGAAGCCGTTATTAAAGCGAATGAAAAAATACAAAGTCTTTTAACGCAATATAATGGGCAAATCTATAAGATGACAGAATCAGATAAAAAGGTGTTTTTAACCGCTTTACAATCAATTGACGCCGAGGTAGGGAAGTCAGCAGCTAAGAGTGTAAATGAGATACAAAAGATTGGTAAGGCGATGGATAATTTCAATAAGAACACTTCTGTTGATACAATCCAAGGTAAAGTAAAGGAGTTAGGTTCAGAGTATACGAAACTTACAAATGACTTAGATAAAGCAAGAAAAAAAGAAATAGAATTCGCAAAGAGTCATATTACAGATTCTGAAAACCAAAAGGCAACAATTGCTCAAATCAATAAAAAATACTCTGAACAGTCCGTCCTTATAACAGAAGGGTATAGACAACAGCTTCAACAAGCTCAAGAAGTGTTAAAATCCAAAGGCGTTGAGATGGATTTAACAACGGGTATCACGAAGGCTGAAAATGAGAAAATTAAAATTCAAGGTCGAGGATTCGGAGAGTATGTTAAGAATTCCGAAATAATTGAAAGTACAAATGAGAATCTATTCAAGAGACTTCAAGATAGATCTTCAAAAGAAGCTGATCTGAGAAAGAAAAGTGCTGATGAAGTAAAAACATATGGAGAGTCATTAATTTCAAATTCTAATATTGTTTATGATAACCTTTTCCAGTCAACTCGTGAAAAATCTATTGAAGTTGCAAATGACATTGCAAAGACATTTGAAGATGGAAGTAAAACAATTGATTTAGGAGAGCAAGGTTGGGTTGCAGTAGAAGAGTTCGTTGATGGAATTAAATCTGGTAAGTACAAGGTCCAAGATGTAGCGATTGCAATCATAAACACTATGCGGTCAGAAATGGGTAATAAACCATTGACACCAGAAGGTATTAAAGTCATGACTTCATTTACCGATGGTTTTAAACAGATGAATATCGGGGAGGTCGCATCTAAGTTAAACTTAGATTTAAAGAAAAATCTCGATATAGATTTAGGACCACTCGGAAAAATGAAAACTACACAATTTGTAAATGGATTACACGAGGGCACAGTAGGTATTGACGCTGTGTTTATTTTTTTTCAACAACAGTTATCTAAATTAACAGCAGCAGATTTAGCAAAAGACGGCACTCGTATAATGGCTACGTTAAAAACTGGTATGGAAACAGGGTTTATTAATGTACAAGACGTTCTCAATACTTTGGGAGTTAATATTGAAGATAAGACTAAGTACAACTTAGGGCCGAATGGAGAAGTGACAATTGCGTCTCTTGTTCAAGGCTTACACAATGGGAAGTTTAATATAGATCAGGCACTCGAAGTTATAAGACAAATGGTTGTACAAAAAACAAACATTGATACAACTCAGCAAGGGGCAGCTATTCCGCAAAGTACCGCAGATGGAATTCGTCAAAATGGAGGACAACCTGTTCAAGCCGCAGAGGAAGTTAAGCAAGGTGTAGAACAAACACTGGGATCAACCACAGACGGAAATGGTGGAGCAGCTTCTACTACATTAATGAATCGAATTATGGCTCAATATAAGCCAAATATTATAGGTGAAGCTTTTAATATTAAACTAGGCGTTGAACAGCAATTAGGAAGTACAACTGATAATAATGGCGGTAATAACGCGACTTCTATGATGTTTAATAATATTAATAATAATAAAGGGAATGTCAATGGAGCGGCCGTAGGTGTTAAACAAAGTGTAGAAAATACTTTAGGATCAACCACAGATGGAAATGGCGGCGCATCTTCTACTCTTCTTATGCAACGACTAATTAACGGGAATAAAGGGAATGTAGTCGGAGCAGCTAGTAATGTTAAATTAGGTGTAGAGGGTATGTTAGGAAGTGCAACCGATGGTGGCGGTGGTGATAAGGCTGGTAATAAATTCGCAAGTGATATGGGAGCAAAACGTGGAGCCGCTGTTGCAAGCGGAACAAGTGTTGCTCAAGGTGGTAAAGATGGATTAGGGAGTGTCAGCTCTCTTAGTCCTGGAGAAGCTTTTGCTAGTGGTTTTGCTAACGGTATATCTAACGGTCAATGGAATGTACAAAATGTAGCAGCTAGTTTGGCACGAGGTGCATTTGATGCATTGAAAGCTACACTTAATGTAAACTCTCCATCAAAATTAACACGTGATCAAGGTGGTAAGCCGTTTAGTGAAGGATTTGCGCTAGGTATTCAAAAATCAGCTCACATGGCTGAAAAAGAAAGTAGAGAAATGGGTACCAAAGCAAACGCAGCTCTTGTAAATGAATTGAAATTAAATAGTGAATCAAATAAGTTGAGATTTTCTGGTGTTCGTATGGCACAAGGAATTGCGATAGGTATTAAAAGTCAATATTCTGTTGTGCGAGATGCATTGCAAGATACAGTAACAGGAGCTATGGATAGTATTCGTTCTATAAAACCAGAAGAAATATTTAGTTTCCAAGGTGATGACCCACTAACAAAGTATTTTAATGCAATCTTTGTAGATGGAGATTGGCAAAATGATTGGATTACACATATCCCTGAAAATATGCGTGATATGGTAAGAGAAATTGGACGTCAAATGGAACGATTTGAGGGACTTTCTATTCATGATGTAGGCAGCCTTTCTAGATGGAGAGAAGTATTATCTGATAATCCTAATGTCATTCAATATAGACCTGACAATGATAATCCTGATAAGCAACCCTATATGAAATCAGAACCTACTTATATTGAAATTCCTGTCATACTAGAAGGAAGAGAAATAGCGCGTGTGAGCCATCCGTATGTAACTGAATATCAAAATAGAGCACAAGCAAGAAACTCAATCTTTTAGATTTGGGTTTCTTTTCTTTTGTATAAAAGGAGAGAGACGATGAGTTCCTTTGAATTTAATGGAGAACGAAAAAGTTATATTCATATTGAAAGAGGGTGGAATCCTCCAACATGGGCGCCTTTAAGGAGGAATTTTCTGAAAACCCCCGGATATCCGGGGGCAAGGTTATTAAGTACAGATACCGAAACCCGTCCTCTTTCTGTACCTGTGGGGATTATTGTTCCAAATGGGACGAATTTAGAAACGTTAAAAGAAGAAATAGCGGAGTGGCTTATTACTGAAAATCCAGCAGAACTGATTTTTGATGTAATGCCTGATAGAACCTATATGGCAGTTATAGATGAAGATTTTGATATTGATAAATTTGTGGATATCGGACAAGGCACTTTGAAATTTATTTGTCCCATGCCGTATAAGTTAGGAAATGAGCAAACGGTTGATTTTGAAAATGACGGTCGAGGGTTAATTGCAAATGTTAAAAACAAAGGCTCTGTGCATTCAAATCCGATTATTGAAATTGATATTAAAAAACCAAACACTTTTTTAGATGTATGGTTTGAAGATAAATATTCAAAGGAACCAGATTATTTCCGTATTGGAGTGCCATTAAAAATGGAACAATTGCCTGTAGAAAGAAATCAACGTCTTATATGGGATGATATGTCCACTACTGTAGGGTGGAGTAAGGTTAGTTCTATGGAAGATGGTAATCCAGTTGGTGAAATGAAAACAGATAGTTACCAATTCTATTGTTCGGACTATGGTTCAAGTAATGGATGGCATGGCGCATCTGTTAAAAAGAGTATCCCTGGTGGGCCAGTACAAGATTTTATTATGCAAGCCCACGTTACATGTAAAAGTAAAAAGATCAATGAAATGGGACGAGTTGAGATAGCGATACTCGATGAAAACAGCAAAGTTCTTTCAAAAATTGCCATGAATGACCTCTATTGGCAAGCTGAACAAAATTTTGGAACGATGGTAATTGGATATGATAATAAGCCTGGAAAAATAGGTTTGATTTATGAGAGTGGTGATTATCCGAATACATGGAATCAGTATTATGGTAGGTTGTGGATCGCTAGAACCGGTAATGATTGGGAGGCTTATATTTCAAAATTTCTTCCTGGAACAGAAAAAGATGATTCAGAACGCTTTGCAAGATGGACCGATAAAGACAATAAACATATGGAAAAAGCAGCTCAAATACAGATTAGTATCATGCAGTGGCAAGATGTTCCGCCAGTAGAAGCGATGTCAGTTTCTGATTTGAAATTTTGGAAAGTGAATTTAAATAATCAAAATACACCGCCTTATATATTCGATGTTGGTGACAAAGTCGTGATTGATACAGAAAGCAGTCATGTCAGTATTGAGGGGAAAAACGCTATTAACATAAAAGATATTTTTAGTAATTTTCCTGTTATCAATAAAGGTATTAATACACTGGAAATCATACCTTCCGATATAGGAACAGCAAAGGTGAAATATAGGGAGCGATTTAGATGAGAACACCAAGTGGGATACTTCATGTTGTTGATTTCAAAACAGATCAGATTATATCAGTCATTCAATCAAAGGACTATTGGGATGATAAACGCCATTGGGAAATCAAAAACAACATTGATACGTTAGAATTTAAAACTTTTGATGGAACTTCACATGCAGTTGCATTACAACAACAGAACTTAGTATTAAAGGAAGTGCGTGATGGTCGTATTGTTCCATATGTTATCAATAATGAAGTAGAAAAAGAATCTAATGATAGAACGATTACTGTACATGCTTCTGGCGCTTGGGTTCAAATAGCCAAGGATGGGTTCATTAAACCACAACACATAGAGAGTGAAACAGTTAATACGTTTATAGATATTGCTCTTGCGGATTCAAAGTGGAAACGTGGAAAAACCGATTATTCTTCATTCCATACAATGACTATTGATGAATTTATAGATCCGCTCGCTTTTTTAAAGAAAATCGCTACTTTATTTGAGTTAGAAATCCAATATCGTGTCGAAGTAGTAGGTTCTCAAATCACTGGCCGGTATGTAGATATGATAAGGAAACGTGGCCAAGAAACTGGAAAAGAAGTAGTGCTAGGAAAAGATTTAGTTGGTGTTAGACGTATTGAGCACTCAAGAGATATTTGCACAGCACTTGTCGGTTTTGTACGAGATGAAGGTGATAAACTTATCACAATTGAGAGTATCAATAACGGACTTCCTTACATTGTTGATAATGATGCGTTCCAACGGTGGAATGAACATGGAAAGCATAAATTTGGTTTCTATACTCCAGAAACAGAAGGAAATATCACACCAGAACGTTTACTGACTCTTATGAAAACAGAGCTAGCAAAACGTGTATCTTCTGTTTCATACGAAGTAGAAGCGCAATCGATTGGACGTATTTTCGGACTAGCACATGAACTAATTAATGAGGGCGATACAATCCGAATCAAAGATACAGGATTCACACCTAAGTTATACCTTGAAGCAAGGGCAATCGTTGGTGATGAATCACATACTGATCCTTCACAAGATCAATACGTGTTTGGCGATTATCGTGAAATTACTGATGCGAACGAAGAGTTAAGAAAAATGTACAATAGGATTCGCGCTACTTTAGGAAATAAAGCAAATAAAGAATTGTTAGATAGATTAGAAGAACTTGTACAAGATACTGATAAAAAAGTAAATGAAGCACAGAAAGAGTCGAAAGCAGCGAAAGAGTTAGCAGAGAAAGTTCAAGAAAACTTGAAGAATAATACAGTAGAAATCATCGAGGCTGTGAATCCACCAACAACGAATCTTAAAATTGGTAAGACGATATGGCGAGATATTAGTAACGGTAAACCTGGTGTTTTAAAAGTGTGGAACGGTAAAGGTTGGGAACTCCTTATTCCTGATGTGGAATCAATTAAAAAAGATACACTGGAGCAGGTTAATAAGGATATTAAACTCGCAAAAGAAGAATTAAATAAGAAAGTGGAAGAAGCGCAACAAGAAACCACTGGCCAATTTAATACAGTAACAGAAAGTCTTCAAAAAGTTACGAGAACTATTTCTGACGTACAAAGAGATCAAGGTGAAATTGATAAAAAAGTAACCCAGGTTGAACAGGATTCTGAGAAATTTAAACTGTCTATTGAAACATTAACGAAAAATAGTAGTGAGACTACAAATAAAATCAACACCTTAGAAAGTGATGTGGACGGAAATACGAAAGTTATTTCACAAGTTAAAGAAAGTGTAGCAAACATTAATGACGATGTAAGAAACTTATTAATCGGTTCTAAATCTTTTGATGGTGCTTTGAACTTTGCGCAAGCAGACAATCGTTGGTGGTTTAAATCAGCCGATAAAGTTAAAATTTCGAAAGATGTTTTTCAAGGTAATGCAGTTGTTGAAACCCAATCATCATGGACTGCTTTAGCTTATAACTTCAAAGATTTGGTGAATCGGGGAGTTGTCAAAGTAGGAGATAAAGTAACCTATTCAATTTATACTCGAGTAAAAGGTTTACCGGATGGCCAAGAATTACAACACACTTTCTATTTTGCACCAGGTGCTACCGGAATCCGTCCAAATAAATCTACTAATCAATGGCAAAGGGTAAGCGTTTCGTTCACAGTGACAGCAAGTATGATGTCGTTACCGGGAACAGATAACGAGAGTCATTTACGTATAGAACCTGATGCAAACCCTCCTGCTGGTTGTTGGTATCAGCAGAGTTCACCACAATTGACTATAGGCAGTAAAGATTATTCGTGGCGACCTGCTCCTGAAGATATTGCAGATGGTAATGTTTTCACCAAGATAACAACCGAGATCAAAGAAGAGGCTGGGAGAATCTCTAAAAAATTGGAGCAGGTTGAATCTCGTACAGTGGGCGTTGAAAACTGGCTAATCAATACTGGGCGAAATCAAAAGCCACAAACAATTGGAATGTCTGGAGGCGCACTAGTCAACAAAGCTGCTCAATCGTTCACTGAGGATTACATGATCGTAGAATGTACAGATCATACCGACTCTTTCTATCAATTCCATCTAGATAATACTAAGATGGGTGACTACGAAAAAGAGAAAGATATGACATTTAGTATCGATATGCAAAATGATGCTCTTATTGATTTAATTGTATTCCAATTTATTAATGGAGTTTGGGCAGAAAACTTGTACAATAGATTTCCTGTCGCTAATTGGTCTAGGAGATCATTTACATTTAAGATTGATGCGCGGGCAACTGGATGGGGATTGCGATTACGATTTGAAAGAAACGAAAATTCAAAGGGTAAGAAATTTCGTTTCAAGAAACCTAAACTAGAAAAAGGTTCCGTTCCTACAGGTTTTACAAAATCGACTTATGAGTTGGAGCAAAGTTTTGAGGGTGTAAAAGAACGTATTGAAAAAACGGAATCTATCATTAATGATGCTGGTGATCGTAACTATGCACGTAACGGAGATTTCACACACTATTGGGCCGATAACGATCTGCAATGGGATAAGAACCTAAACGGTAATTTGCGCGCTGGTAATTGGGCAACAGGTTATAACGCTGGAACAACAGATCCTACAAAGGGTTATCATATGCACGTTGATGACAAAAAGTTTGGGTATCCTGTAGTTGCTGTTATTAACAAAAATGGTCAATTCGGTCAAGCTAAAAGGTGGCTTGGAATGCCTCAAGAAATGCCAGCTAGTTTTCGAAATGATTTCCAGCCAGGTGATACGTACACGATCGCTTTAGATGTATGGACGGAAACAGCAAATAACAAAATAGCGGTAGGATTACACCACTTTATTGAGGGTAACAATACAATGGGCTTTCATAGTGGAGGTACGCCAGAATTGACCATCGAACCTGTTAAAAAGTGGGTTCGAGTTCATACAACAATGAAATTACATGATAAATCAGATATGAAAAAAGGGTTTAGTTTATATATTTATGGTGATCGTTCTGCTGATGGTAGTGAGTGCTACTTCAAAAATGTATCCGTGTTAAAAGGATCTATGCCAAAAGCATACGCTCCGTCTCCGGAAGATGGGGTAAAAGAAAATGTATTCAGCCAGAAAGTAACGGAGATTACGCGGAACGCCGAAGGGATAACAAGTGATGTAAAAAAAATACAGGAAATACAAACTCAGCAAGGGGAAACACTGACTCAAGCTACTACAACGATCCTGCAACAATCTGAAGAATTGAAGCTAGCAATGAAAAAGAAAGATGTTGAAGCTTATGTAGGTGGTTTAGGTACTGTCAACGAGTTGCGTGATGCTAATTTTACGTTAGGACCGAAATATTGGTTTTGGAATAGCGGTAATGGGGCTACTGGTGCTGTTGATACGAATTTAAAATACAAAGGTATGAATACATTTGCAATTACTGTTACTGGACAGTCCCAAGATCGTTGGTGGGGACTTACAAGTCAATTTATTGAGTGTCAGGTTAACGAAGACTTTGTTGCATCAGGTTATTTCAATACTGACGGGAAAACACCTATTGATGGTGGCGGTGCATTTATTGAAATTGAATGGTGGACTGCTGACAAAAAAACTCGCATTAAGACAGCTAGAACGAATATCACTGTTGTAAATCATACATGGGTTCGTGCTGTATGCACAGATAAAGCGCCAGCTAATGCGGCGTTTGTGAGATGGCGTTATTACGTTACAAGAAATGGACGTTTATGGTGTGCTGCACCTATGTTACAACGTGGCACTATAGCTACAGAATTTTGGCTACATCCAAAAGATCAAACGGATGCTGACAAAATGCTAGAAGATATAGCCAATAGAATAGCTACTGAAGATTACAATAAAAAAGTTACAGAATTAGAAAGAAGTATTAGTACTAATAAAGAGGGCGTTTCAATCATTTCTGAAAAACAAGAAACGTTTATAAATGAGACTTACGCCGCTTATGTAAAAGCAACGGGTTCTAAACTTAAGGTTCTTGATGAAGGAATCCTTGCAGAAGTTAAAAAAGGGAATATCATCGCAGCTATTAACTTTTCATCGGAAAAATTAGAGATTGATGTTTCAAAGGTAGCTATTAATGCCGATACAATGGTGAAATGGTTAACGGCAAAAGGCATTGATACGAATCTTATTAGAATTGACGGTGATAAGATAACTATTGATAAAGATGGTGTAACTGTTAAAATGCTAGATTTCCTATTCCAAGACGAATGGGGAACAAAAACAACTGCGGTATCAAGACGAAACCTAATATCAGATCCCGACTTTTCTAGTGTTACAAAGAAAAACATTGGACATACCGATTATTATGGGTTTGAAGGTGGATATGGTCTTACTTGGAAGTCATGGGGAAATGTCGTAATAGAAAAGAATACACATATATTCGATTACGAGCAAATGGTAAATGCTGCAAGGGTAGATATGTATAACTATCCCGAAACAGTCGTGAATAATGGGATACATCCTGGTAACGAATATACAGTTTCTGCTCACTTTAGAACAGCTATGATAAATGGTGCACGTAAAACAGGGAAACCTCGTTTACAAGTATGCTGCGTTAAATTCCGAGACAATGTAAGTTACGATATATGGAATGAACAAAAAATGGATTTTCCTGAACCGTCTACATTTTATGGAGAAATCAGAAGATACTCTTTCACTTTCAAAGTGCCAACAAACTATATTCCGCAACAGCACGCATTAATTATTAAAGTTTGTTCTGGAAATGCTGACATGAGACAAGGGACAGCAATTTGTGTAAGTGGTGTAACGTTATACAGTGGCAAATATGCATCTATGTATAATTGGGATCGTGCTGCAGCAGAAAGAGCAGATGGTATTCAGCCGTTTAACGCGCTTGCTGTAGGTGGTGTGAATAATAATATATCTCCATCACCAGACGGACAAACGTTTGATATAAGTACTGAAAAAGAAGTGAAAATCCATAGGAATATACGAGCAATGCAGGGGATTAACTTAGGTGGCGGTGGATTCCAACAATGGGGACATATTCGTTTTACAGACGGTAATGCTGGAGCGGGTTTTTATGTGAGTACTCCAAGTGGCTGGAAATTTAACGCACTTGGATAGAAAGGAAGGATTAAACATGGATATTAACTATATGATGCCTTTTCAAGAAGGTGAAACGCTTCCTTATATGGGAAGAATAGTAGACGTGAAACGAACGGAAACAGGAGTCTTTATACAAGTACCTGCTGACATGTTAGATAATGCAGGGGTTTCCAATGATACGAGTAAAGTTGAGGTGTGGAGGGAAATGTCTGACGGAACTATTGGTTTTAGGGTTTTAACGAAATGTGAGTTATGTGGTTGTGGAGCCAAATTATATGAATTGAACTTAGGAGTTGCTAAAAGGAACATTTGTGCAAATGATTATTTTAAACTTACAGGTGAATATCCGCCACAAGAGACATTAACAATTGAAAATACAACGCAAATAGGGCAGCCATAAGCTGTTTTTATTTTGCACAAAATACGGCTTTTGTTTTGAAATTTCTGCGATGCATTCACCATAAATAAGGTTGTCTCATATCATGTAGAGATTGTTTTATTAAGATTTTAAAAGGATGTGAATGCAGTGGAAGATGTATATGTAAAAATCGACAGTTTAAAAGCAGAACAAAAAGAAATTATGCGAGATATTCGTAATTTAGAAACTCGCACAACAATTAATGAGAAAGACATTGCTACAATTAATAAGCAATTAGAAAAGATTAGCATTAATACAACTTGGATTTTACGAATTATTATTAGTGCAATTACTATGTCAGTCTTGGGTTTAATATTAAAAGGGATGATTTAATATCTTAAAATAAAAGTACTTATTGAGAGAGGGACAAGCGTCTCTCTTTTTTATTATAAATAAGGAGATGGAAAGATGGATCGTATTGATATATTAATGAAAGCATTTATAGCTACATTTGGAGGCTTTTGTGGGTATTTTTTGGGAGGATGGGATGCAACATTGAAAATCTTAGTAACGATGGCAGTTATTGATTATTTAACTGGCATGATTGCAGCAGGGTATAACGGAGAATTAAAAAGTAAAGTTGGTTTCAAAGGCATCGCCAAAAAGGTGGTGCTTTTTCTTTTGGTCGGAGCGTCCGCTCAACTAGATTCAGCACTGGGAAGTAACAGTGCAATTCGTGAAGCGACTATTTTCTTCTTCATGGGCAATGAGTTGCTTTCACTTTTAGAAAACGCTGGTCGTATGGGAATCCCCTTACCTTCAGCATTAACAAATGCAGTTGAAATTTTGGGCGGTAAACAAAAACAGGAAGAGAAAAAAGGAGATGTTCAGTAATGGAAATCAAAAAAATGTTAGTACCAGAAAGTCGTTATTCAGTTTTATGTCCATATCCAATGAATCCAACGGAAATTACATTCCACAACACGTATAATGATGCTACGGCATTAAACGAACGTAATAATGTCGCTAACAATAGTACAGGTACTTCGTTCCATATCGCTGTAGATGACAAAGAAGCTATTCAATTAATTCCGTTTAATAGAAATGCTTGGCATGCAGGTGATGGGAATGGACCAGGTAATCGTAATAGTATCGGTATAGAGATTTGTTATTCTATGTCAGGTGGGGAAAGATATCGTAAAGCTGAATTGAATGCCGCTCAAGTAATTCGTCAGTTAATGGATATGTTCAACATTCCAATTTCTAAAGTTAAAACACACCAAGAAAGAAACGGTAAATATTGTCCTCATAGAATGATTAATGAAGGGCGTGTACAGTGGTTTAAACAACAATTAGTTTCTGGTGGGGAAATTCAAATTCCAGAAACGCCACAGATTCCACAACCACCAATTACAAGTGGTACAGGTATTGTTTATATTACTGGTCAAAACGTGAACTTACGTAAAGGACCAGGGACTCAATATGATTCAATTAGGAAACTAAATGCACCTGAAAATTATAAAGTGTGGGGACGTTCTGGCGGATGGCTTAATTTAGGTGGCGATCAGTGGGTTTACGAAAACTCAGAGTGGTTACATTTCGAAGCGGATGGACAATCATCCACAACTTCGCAACCTTCAAATGATGGTTTAGGGGTAGTTACTATTACAGCAGATGTATTACGCGTTCGTACTGGCCCAGGAACTAATTATGGCGTCGTAAAAAACGTACACCAAAGCGAAAGATATCAGTCTTGGGGATATAGGGACGGTTGGTATAATGTTGGTGGTGATCAATGGGTTTCAGGTGAATATGTAAAGTTTGAAAAGTAAAACACATTACTATACAAAAGAATAGTTTTATTATAAAAGAGGAACGTGTTAATTTTATATGTAATTAAAATTTACTTTTAATATAGGGTTTATGATTGGAGCCTATGTGTATGTGAAATAGGGAATAGAAAAAAAGCATTCGTCCCCAAGAATGCTTTTTTCAATAGATTTATCATAAAAGGAGAAAAAATCACTGTCGATTTCATTATATGTAGGTACACCGTGTAATATGCAAAACATACTAACATTAGTAGTACAAACCAAGGCCACGGTTTGTGCTACTATTTTTTTTAGTAGAAGTGAAGTAAGGTCGAAAGGTGTCTTGGACCATATTGGAGTCCGTATAAATAAACAGATCGACTTCACACCCTTATTTGAATCAGTTTAGTATGTTGGATCCAGGAGATCGTGTATAAGAAAGTGGAATCGATAAGGCACTGTGGAGGCTTCTATGATTGGCAAAAAAGGAGAGATTCATGTCATGCAACACGTTGTAGCTTTTGATGTCAGTATGGGTAAAAGTATGATGGTTATTTACAATCGATACCGTCAATGTGAAGTAGAGAAGGAAATTAACCATAACCGTCCCTCTTTTGAACAGCTTCATGAAACGCTTCAGGAACTGATAGGTCGAGGTGGAGAAGAACCTGAAATTGTTTTTGAAGCAACAGGTGTATATTCCAAACCGTTGGAACGATTCTTTCAAGATAATAATTATGCATATTGTCGTATTAATCCTCTTGAAGCAAACTTACAAACGGCTTCAATGCGCCGCCAAAAAACAGATAAAAGCGACGCGCATGAACTGGCAAAATCGCACTTTCGAGTAGGACGTGAACAAACGTATCAAGAAAAGGGATACTACCAACAGATGCGTGGACTCACACGTTACTATGATGAGTTAGACATTGAGATTACTCATTTATATTCTCGGTTACACGCAATCCTACAATTGAGTTTTCCAGAGTTGGAACAGCTATTTACAAAGCGGTCGTCCCTGTTTTTGAATATCGTACAACTATATCCACACCCGGATGAAGTGTTAGCCCATTCTAAAACGAGAATTTGCAGTAGGTTAAAGGCAAATACACAAAAACGGTTGTCTTTGAAACGAGTAGAAGAGAAAGGAACCGCCCTCCTTAAAGCTGCAAAAATCTCTTACCCAGCAATCTCAAGAAACGATGTACGCTGCGAGCAAGTCAAAGATTATGCCAGCCGCATTGCAGACTTGAAAGAGAAGAAGGCACAGCTTGTAAAGCAGATGGTGGAACTTTCTAATGAACGTACAGAATATCATGTGCTTCGGTCATTTCCAGGAATAGGGGAAATAACAGCCGTTCGAATCATCGGTGAGTTAGGTGATATAAGACGTTTTAAAAATAATAAGCAATTAAATGCCTATGTGGGGATTGATATTAGGCGTTATCAGTCAGGGAATACTCATTATAAGGACAAAATCAATAAAAGGGGAAACAATAAACTAAGGAAAATCTTATTCTTTATGGTTACATCGATGATTACATTACGTAAGAAAACAAAGAATCATCTGGTAGAATACTATGACAAATTAAAGAAGCAACCTTTGAGAAAGCCTCATAAAGTTGCATCCGTTGCGTGTATGAATAAGTTTTTGAAAGTGGCATTTCATCTTATTACACACGAAAAACTATATGATTACGAAATAGCATCAACCGGTTCGTAATCAACTAAATATACTATAGCACAATTGACCTCGCGAAAAAAATGATATCTCGTTAGGTCTATTTGGTGTACACAAATTTATTTTTTAGAGGAAAGATACCCATCACTCTAAAAAATAAATTACTTCATCGAATCAAATCTTTCAATAGCACTTGACTAAGGTAAGAAAGACACCTTCCCCAGTCGAAGATGTCTTTTTCATGTTGTAAGTTCTTTAGATGTCAATTCTAGAGTATGCAGTTTACATATATTTTATACCATAATAAGTTATAAGCCCTACTTGCTTCATTATTACGAATCTGTAAACCTCTCCCGTGTATCTTGCTAAACACAACTAAGAATGTCATAAAAGTTGTTGGCAATAGCCCGATCTGTCACAACGTGTTGGGTTGTATAAACCAAGTTTTTTACACGGATAATCATTTTACATCTTCTTTTTTATCTCGTCAAGTTGTTTAGAATAACGAGAGTTGTTCACCTTCTATTTGTTGAACGTCTATTTGCCATTGGTATAGGTCGCCCATTCTTCTTTTTAATTCAGTTTCTATTCCGTGTTTTGCATGCTCAACTGTTGGTGCGTAAATTTCAATAAACTTTTCTTTGTATTGTTGCCCACTGGGAGAGAAAACACTATAAACGATTTGATATTTTTTCGTGCTGTATCACCTCGAAAGTTGTATAGATAGCAGTATAGCAACTGTATTGTTAGTATGGTAAAGAGATGTGGTTTTTAACAACCTATTGGAAAAAGAAAAAACACCTCATTATGAAGTATCTTTTCCTGTGTTTCAATCCAAAAGAAAGATGACAAAACTACAATTCTTGTAAGACACCAAAAGGGAACTACAGAAGTGTGTTCTCAATAAGAGTATATAACAGCGCATAGAGTAGGGCAAGTATTACTAAGATATTCCCCCACAATTCGTAGTTTTCATTGTATTAACCACCTTTATTTTTTATGAATATACTCTTTTTTAGTTATTCGTGAGAGAACCCTCTGTTATTACATCCTCATAATGGTTTTATAAAAAGCTTCTGCTTGTTCTTCTCCGTGATCTAATAAAGTTAAATACTCATCAAAAAAATCGAAGATTACAGAAACTTGATGATCTCGTAATTTCATATGATTGACAACGTACATCGTACCTTGAGCAGCAAGTTCATCTGTATAAGTCTTTTTTTTGCACATCCATTCTTTCCACATGGTTAATGCACGTTCGATACATTGCTTATCTGCTGCGAAACGTTCGTATTGCGATTTCGTTAACATATGTAGCCACTCTCCTCATTCTTCTAACATTTCCTCATAGGTACTCTTGTAAAAATCAAATAGTCCCTGATTATTTAATTCTTGAACAATATGATGTATTACCTTAGTTGACACCGGTTGTGAAAATCCAGCAGCAATGGCTGAAAACTCTATTCTCTCAGAATAGTAACAAATATATGCCAGGTCATATTCTTTGAGTTTACACATCTGTTTTCCTTTCATAACTATTTTTTTCATTTTGGTTGCACTATTGTGTTAATTGCGTCTAACAAGTTGGTGCAGTGCAAAAATGGGCGTTTTTTTTATTGCTATGATATTTAAAATTTACTTTTAGATAATGCCTTTAGTATTGGATTAATAATTCTACCGATTAAACGAAATCCTCTAAATATTAATTGGACAACCTTCATATAATCATCCCCCTTAAATTAAGTAAATCATACCAATTTCATGCAACAACTGTAAATGTTCGTTTCTAATTTATTGACGGAACAGAACGATTGTTCTATAATTTATACAAACGAATGTTCTTGAAAGGAGCAATTCATATGGCAGCAACTGAAAATACAACTAAAGGAAAAGAGAAAGCATTAGAAGAGGCTCTGAAGAAAATTGAAAAAGATTTTGGCAAAGGTGCTGTTATGAAACTGGGTGAGCGACCTGAACAAAAAATATCTGTTGTGTCAAGTGGCTCTGTTGGATTAGATAATGCTTTAGGTGTTGGTGGATATCCGAAAGGGCGCATTACTGAAATCTTTGGTCCCGAATCTTCAGGAAAGACAACACTAGCATTACATGCAATTGCAGAAGTTCAAAAACAAGGTGGAACTGCGGCATTTATTGATGCGGAACATGCGCTTGATCCTGTATATGCAGAAAAGTTAGGTGTAAATATTGATGAGTTGTTTGTGTCACAACCGAATACGGGAGAAGAGGCGTTAGAGATAGCGGAAGCGTTAGTAAGAAGTAGCGCTGTTGAAATTATTGTAGTAGACTCTGTAGCAGCTCTAGTACCACAGGCAGAAATTGATGGTGATATGGGAGCATCACATGTTGGACTGCAAGCAAGGCTGATGGGGCAAGCCTTGAGGAAGATATCAGGAGCAGTATCTAAAAATGGAGTAATAGCTATATTTTTGAATCAACTTAGAGAGAAAGTGGGCGTTTCATTTGGGAATCCCGAGACGACACCTGGTGGTAGAGCGTTGAAGTTTTATTCAACTGTCCGTCTCGAAGTACGTCGTTCGGAGCAGTTAAAGCAAGGCAGTGACATTGTTGGTAATAAAACAAAAGTGAAAGTAGTAAAAAATAAAGTTGCTCCACCATTTCGAAATTTAGAATTTGATATTATGTATGGAGAAGGCATTTCCCTAGAGGGAGAGCTTGTTGATATTGGGGTAGGGTTAGATATTGTTCAGAAAAGCGGATCATGGTATTCGTATAAAGAGGAGCGTCTTGGGCAAGGTAGAGATAATGCTAAGCAATTCCTGAAAGAAAATGAAAATATACGTAATTCTGTTCGAAATGAAATTTATGAATACTATTCTCCAAAAGAAGAATCTATTATTGTGGAAGAGGAGCTTATAAAAGAAAATGAGCCCATCACTTTAAAAGAATCTGAATAAGGATATATAAAGAGAATTGTAAAATAAAATACAATTTATGGACATTTTAAAAGTTGGGACACCTAGTTATTAGAACTGGGTGTTTTTTTATTTGGTCATAAAATCCCCATCAAAGTAAAACTTATCCATTAAGTTATTTACAATCCCGTTGAAATAAGCGAATTTACCCATCGATAAACTGTTTGAACATACCTGTTAGTCCAACATGGTTATTTTCTTTACGTTTAGAAATATTGTGGATGTCTCTAAATCTATCGATGTAGTCATATACCATAGTTTTAAATGTATTAGTAAAGTATCCAATAGGATTTTTCATAAGAGTCCCGTTATGCTCAGCTTCATGAGTTTTAGAGAATAAAGCAACAGAAGCATTGGCAATAATGTTGTTAAATACATCTTTGTCTGATAGTAAATTAAATTTCTTAGCAGCCTTTTTAACGATATTCACAGCATTGTGGAAGGATTCATTGATAACTTTTGAATCAAATGCAGTTGCTAATTTCATTCGCATAGATTGTGGAACTCGATAATCGATAAAATCATTATCATTGACATTAGATTGAGACTCGTTACTCTTACGTATATTTATATCTTTAATCTTTTGTTTTAAAGAAATAGGTTTTGTTTTAATGGTAGGACACTTTGTAGGACTTTTTGTATCTACCTTGTTGGACACTTCCTCCACAATTGGCTGAATAATAATAGCATTAGAAGTTTGGCGCATATCTTTTTTACGCTTCATTGCTATTTGATTAATCATGCCTAACTCCACAAGTTTCTTCATTAAACGTTGTACAGTTTTATAGGATACTTCCATCATGTCAGCAATTGAATTTTTGCATAGGAAACTAACGCCTACATATTTACAACTGTGACGCTTTAAAATATCCAATAATGTAATAAGTCTAGCTTGTACATCGGCACGTTTAACAGACGTTCTAATGACGTCTTTGTATGTTCTAACGACTTTGTTTAGTTCTTCCACATCAATAAATACGGATAAATTGTGATAGGATTCTTCTTTTGCTATTACGTCTATACGTTTCGTTTTCAT